CTGCGCCCGTAGTTGCCGTAGCGCTCCTGATGGGCTGCCAAGGCGATGTCGCAGGCCTGACGCGCCAGCGGTGACTGCGTGCTGCGGTTAATCAGTCGCATGGTCATCTCCTTCGATACGCTTAAACTCAATCACCCAGACCCATGGATTGGCCTGCCAGCTGTCCTCGCCGTAAATTGACTCCCACAACCAGGAAAAAACTTCACGCGCGTCATGGCTTGCGCCACCGAAATATTGATCCCCTTGATTAAGGCAGTAGCGGCCAGTGGCGGGCAGTCTTATCAGCCCCTCGCGGGCGGCATCTGCTTGGCTGATGCTGTTCAGGCGCTGGACGCCAATATTGGTAATTTCCAGCAGAATTCGACTGGCCCAGCGTGGCATGTGGATGGATGGACGCCAGCAGCCTTCTTTCGGCCAGTCTTTCGGCGTTGTCGCGCGGTACGCCATATCGTGGCTGTCCTGGTCGATGTTGTAGCGCGCCCACGTCTCCCGCACCCAGATGCGATCGCCGACCACACCGTACGGACATCTTGTAGAAAGGCTATGCCCCGGCACGGCTGGAATAGAAGTCATCCCTTTGCTCCATGCCGCCCCAAACACCTCATAGAAATTGCCATTTAATACAGGTTGGTCCTTCATAACGCGCCTAGTCTGCGTCTTCCGGCCGTCCAGGATCGCCCGTACCATTTCAGCGTTGAAAATCATTCCGCGTTCTGTAATTTTCGTCATGTCGTTACCGGGAGGGCGAACCCTCCCGCCTCCCTTAGGCCACGTATTCCGGTTTCATATCTGCCAGGGTGATGCTGAACTTATCGTGCAGCTCCTCACTCAGGTGGCGCTTCGCCGTCGCCAGCAGGCGCTCAGCTTCCGCGAATTGCTCAGCTGCGCCCGGCTCGCCAGACTGCGGCAGGGAGTTAATCGCTGCGTCAACCGCATTGCGGTGCTTCACCAGGTGATAACGGCGCGTCGCCTTATTCTTCAGCTCCGTGAACAGGGTGGTGCCGAGTGTGGCTTTGGAGTCGTTAATATCGTTGCCGACGCTGGTGGCTTCATCGAGTGTTTCTGCCTTCTCAATGCGATCCCGGAATTCATCAGCCATAGCATCGATGTTTGCCGCCGATTCCTGCGCGCTGTGCGTCGTTGTTACGCTGTCACTTTTGATTTCAGACAGGCTCACGCGCTGGGCGGGGGCCGGGTTGATCTCTTTCTCTGCGCGCGGCTCCACCTCATCTGGGGTGTACACGCCCAGAACAACCGCAGGGCAGTACAGACGCGCCCAGTATTTGAGGGCCAGATATGCGATCTGCTGTTTTGGGTTCGATACCCACAGTGGAGAGTTACGCGTAATCACGCTGGACAGGAACGCCGGTTCGCCCCAGGTAATCTCACTTTCGCCGCGAATGACGGCACCCACACGAACCGAAAGGCCCTGTTCGTCAGCACTGGTCCAGCCGCGCACCATTTCTTTCTTGTCGTACGTCCCGCCGCCTTTCGCTGGCTTCTTCACGATCTCTTCGCGCATGCTGGCGCATTTCGACCAATCGCCCTCGTACTCATAGTGGAATCGGCCCACAATGGCGTTTGAACTGGAGATCACCGCGTTTACCAGCTGCGCCTCGTAGCCCAGCACGCCGTTGACCAGGTGCGTTTTCTGCGCCACCGCGTATGGGTTCATCCCCCACTGCATAGCCTGCATGATGATGGCCATGCAGTCGGCTGGGTTGCCACGAAGATGTTCAGGGACCGTTACGGCTGCCTGCGCCATCAAACCGGCAACGGCCTGCAGCTGGGTTAATGCCTGCACATTGAAGATGGCGTTGCTGGCAGAGATAGTGTTTGGAGCCTGCTGCTCCGCAGTTACGATATTCATGTTTTCCATCGTCATTCCCCTTATGCCTGAGTACGCAGCGCTTCAAGGCGGCGCAGGTCGAAGTCGTTCAGTTCGTCGGTGTAGTCTTCGGTGATCGGCGCTGGCCAGCAGTTGGTGTCGTAAGCCTGAGCCAGGGCGCGCATGGTTTTCTGATACTCCTGTATGCCCAGCGCCAGCAGATCCCCCGACGCCTCGATGACCGCCACCCAGTGGTAACCCTCGTCTTTGTTGACGAAGATCCAGAAGAACTGGTCAAAGTCAGCGACGCTGCAGTACATTCCCGCGCTGAGGTGGTAATCGCGGTCAATGATTTCCCGGTGCAGTTTGGCGCGCAGGCCATCCTGCTTAATGCGGCCCATGCTGATCGTCTTCAGGTCAACGCCAATACGAACGCCGTTGGTTTCAACCTCAAGGTCCGGGCGTACACGGACTTCAAGGCCGGTTTCGTCGTCCATACCGAAGTAACTGGTTTCGACTGAGCGGGAAGGGTGGCGCAGTAGTTTCCCGGCCGATTCATGGTTCAGCAGGGCCTGCTGAATTGCAGTGGCCAGCGCCAGTTGTTCACTGGACAGAATGGTTTTCCCAGCAACGCTATCGCGCCATTCCTGCTCGAACTCATCAGCGAAAATGGCATCCGGATTCACCGCGCGGATCGCCGCCTGCAGTTCCTCTTTCTTGCCAGTAAGCTTCAGCTGCTCGGCCTTTGGCTTATCCGCATTAAATTCGCGGATGAACGCCTTCATGGAGTCGGTGGTGGTGAATGCTCCCTCCGGAACGCCCGGGAACACAGCGAACTCTTCGTGAAGCTTCTCCGGCTCAAGGGCCAGCGTGTGGGCCAGGCTGCCGAACGTCAGCGCCTCGCTGCTTTCGCGGCGGATAGTCTTGGTTACATGGCGGCCGTGATAGAACATCAGGCTGACGCGGGCATCTTTCACCTGGGTGCTGCTGATCCCGTTCGCTGCGTGATAAACGTTATTCGGCAGGCCTTCATAGCGGCCCGGTTCGAAGTACGCAGGGTATTCCGGGGCGCTGGCGGTTTCTTCCGGCGCTTCGGTGGTAACTTCCGGCGCAGTGGCGTTTGCCAGCTCCGGCGCCGCGACGGCCAGCACCTCAGCCGGGTTCAGGGAATCTGTTTGCGGATCAGCTGCATCAGAGCTTTCGCCTGGTGGAACCGCGTTAACACTTTCTCCTTCCGCCGGGTTAGTCTCTTCCATCTGCACATCGCTGGTGGTCTCCTCTGTAACCGGTGAACGGTCATCTGTTTGTGGTTGGTTTCCGTTCATCAGGCCTTCGATGGAGAACATGCCGCCGCCGAGGTTCGCGACCTGTGGCTGGCTGGTGGCCGCGTTCGCCCACTTCGGCAGGGTCTGCGCTTCAGCTTCATCTTCAGCAGCAAGTTTCTGCTCGCCTGCTTCAGCCCATTTCGGCAGTGGATGTTCTTCAGCAGTTTGGGTTTCTTCTGGTTGTGCGGCCGGGAGCGGCAGCAGCTCAGTTGCAGCGTTGAATTCAGCCGTCATCGTCTGGTTCACGAACTCCAGATGCGCAACCGGCGTCAGGTGGATATTCTCCGGCGCGATGCGCACCAGGTTGAAGATGGCCGCGCGGTTCACTGCCAGAACGCCAGGCTGGTTGCGCAGGATTTTGCTCCACGATTTCCAGGGCTCTTCTTTGGTCGCAACAATCTCCTTGGCACGGCGGTGGATGCTGCCAGGGATTTCCAGATGGTTGAAATCCATCGGCAGCAGGGCGCAGGCGATCTCAAGGTCGAGGGTGTCCAGGGTATGATGCGCGCCTTCACCACGGTCAGTTACGTACCCGCCATCGGCATTGGTCCCGGCATCGGTGCGCTGTACATTGCTGATGCGATTACCGGCGGCCCATTCGCGTGTCAGAATCCCGCGGTCAATGTGCTCGGTGCTGAACCACGCCTTAAAGAACTGGATGACTACAGACAGCTCAGTGCGTTTTCCATCAACAGGGAAGATGGTTTTCAGTGCATTGACCACTTTCCAGATGTCGGGCTCATGTGCTTTCTTGAAGCCATCAACATTTTCGGCGGCCAGAATCATGTTCTGCACGTAACTGTTGTCCACATCCAGTTCGAGCTCGAGAATGGCTTTCTTCTGCTCTTCATCGACGTGGTAGAAATACTGCTTGTCGGCGATGTACTGCGCCAGAAGACGCTGACGGAAAGGCAGGGTGGCTACAGTCGTTAAGACCGGGAGTTTGCGTTCACGGAACTCTCTCACCGCATCACAGACTGTTTCGGTGCTGGTTGCATCACCAACAATTTCGCCAGTTTCGATATCCACGCCGTCGACAACAGTAGTGTCAGTACCTTCAACACCCTCTTCGTCTGGTTGTGCCAACTGTGCGGCACCGGGGATCACGTTCCAGGTGCGCTGGTCATCGGCCAGGGTGTAGCGTTCGCACCAGGTGTAATCGATGGTGCTTTCTTCCGGCAGGTCGTCAACAACAGGCATGTCGGTGCGGGCAGGCTTGGCGTAGTCTTTCCCACGGCCTGTTTCGATGCCTGAATCTTCCAGCGCGACATCCAGCTGTAACGCAGCTCGTGATTGGGTGTTGGCGGAGAGCCATACTACAGCGTCAGGCTTCCCTGACTTCTGAGTGGCTTTAACCAGGTAGAAAAATTCCATGTCAGATCCTCATTTTTGGATGTAAGATCCCCGGGCCAGAGATAGCGCCCATTGGGTGTGTTTTTGGTTTTGTGTAGTTTTCCGGTGTAACTTTGGTCGGTGGCACCGGACGTAGACCCCGCCTTGCGCGGGTTTTTCGTTATGCTTCGTGGGCCATCTGGTCGTAAGAAGCGCAACGCACAGAACAGTAATCACGCTGTTCGCGCGCCAGCTGGGCGCCGCGGATGAAGAGCAATTCGTTTTTAACTTCTTTCCCTGATTCGATAGGTTTGCGGCAGTACGCGCATTTCTTCTCTTGCATGACTCCCTCCGTTAATGGCTCAGGCCATTCCCCACGCCATTCAGAAAAACTTCGACCAGCAGATCGGTGGTGTAAGTGCGCTCAATACCACGATGCAGGTAGAGCTTTCCGCGCTTATTGGCTGATGCCGTCCAGGTGCTGTCTTTGTGCTTAACGAGCATGCCGGGCATAACTGCGCCGCGGTTGACCGTCTGGGTGCCATAGTGCTGATGAATCATGATGATTCCCTCTTGTTTGCCCTTGTCGCCAGGCTGGCGGAACGTTTCTTTAACCTGACAACGCTGCGCGTGTTGTCGATGCATTGAAGACTACAACTTAAAGTTTCGCATGTAAAGCAGAAGAAACAAAAAGTTTCGTTCTGGCATAAAAAAAGACACCCCAGGCGGGTGTCTCATTTTGGCGAGAAACTATGGCTTGTTATTTTTGCTGATTGTGGATGATGTCAAACACATCACTTTTGAGAAGATCAATTTCGTGTAACACGGTCTTTGTATGCAGTATTAGACGCAGCTTTTCTGCCTCAGGCAACTGGTTAAAGAGGGACAATAAAGCCTCTTCTTTTTCGTCCAGCTCTCTGCGAGTGCTGGTGGTTGGCAGGGCGTTCTCTGTATCCCCATCCTCATCCATAAAGAACCAGTGCTCGGGCTTACGGGAAACAGCGGCAAGGCGTTTCAGGCGCTCGCCACTGGCCACTGTTTTTCCCTTTGACCAGTTTTGGACAGCCGTATGAGAGAGCATGACCTGTTTTGCGAGATCGGCCATATTCCAGCCATTTTCGGTCATGACCTGTTTGATTCTTTTTGCGAATACGGGATGAGCGACTTTATTCATATTGTTATTTTACAACCTTTGGTTTCGCCTAGCACTCCAACTATTTGTTTCGTTTTTCTTGCAACTTAAAGTTTCGCTGAGTATCCTCATGTCATTCCACTGACAGGAGGCCCAATGAACAAATCACTTAAAGAAAAAATCACCAACACCATGTCCCGTGTCGACATTGGTGCGCAGCTTGGCATTTCATCTCAGGCAGTAAGCAAATGGATGAGCCAAGGGAAAGTCCCTGCGGGACGTGTTGTCCCTCTTTGCAAAGTCCTTAACTGGGCTGTAACGCCCCACGAAATTGATCCAGGTGCTTACCCAAACCCAACCGATGGATTACCGCGTCAGGAGCACTAATCATGCAAACACTGTCTTTTCAACAGAATAACAGAGCGCCAGCGGAGCGCCTGAAATTCCAGTTTCACCAAGATGAGATATCGAGCCAGAAGATTGATCACCGCGCCATCTGTTCTGCCGTTCGCGCATGGGCGGCAGCAGAGGGCCGTGTCGCGGTCGCCCTGGCAATCAAAGAGGCGGTTGAAGAAGCGGAACTGGCTGGGATTGACACCACCAGCAATGCCGACGTATGGAATGTAAAGCTGTTCCGTTGGCTGGACAATCCGGAGAAATCGGCAGTTTACCGGGCGAACGTCGAGCAGCTGGCACCGGTAATCATCTCGGTTCTGCCACTGGCGTACCGGGATCGGGTTGTTAAGCACGATAACTTCGCGCTTCGCATCGCCAAGTCGGTGAAAGAGGATGCTGAGGCCATTCAGGCTGTCGTTCTCAAAGCTCCTAAACAGGAGCGCTGGAAAGAAATCAGCGAAAGCATCGTTGCTAAATACCTGCTGGATGGACCGGATTCAGTCGCGCCAATTATGGCGATGGTTACAACGATGCTGGGAGGTGCTCTATGACGGGTTACAAAAAGGCGAAAGCCGCGGTGCGTGAACACCAACGGCTTTCTGATGCAAATGCGACGAACAATTGCGGTGTCAGTATGCCCAGTCGAAACATGTTTTGCCAGTGCGCTGAATCGCGCTTGGATAAATCTGCCCTCAATCATTCATCAGGAGGACTCAATGGCCGGGGACTGGATAAAAATGCGAACGTCGTTGGTCACCAGTCCGAAGGTGAACGGCATCGCGCGAATTCTGGAGCGATCAACGGAGGTAGGAAGAATGCTCGCCATTAATCCTAACGTAACGCTGTCGGATGTCGTAACACGTAACGTAACGCGTAACGTAACGGTGTCACTGTTACTTTCTGTATGGGCTGCCGCTAACGAGCACACCAGTGACGGCGTATTCCGTAATGCTGACCTTTCCGACATAGATGACATTGTCGGCGTGCCAGGTTTCGGTGCTGCCATGGCCTCTGTAGGTTGGGCTGTCCATGACGTCGAAAATGACTCTGTCATTCTTCCAAACTTCAATGATTACAACAAGACAGGTACAGAACGGCATGCATCTGCTGCTGAAAGGCAGCGCCGTTATCGTGAAAAGAAAAAGGCTGCTGGTGACGTCACGCGTAACGTAACGGAAGACGTAACGGGTGACGACAGAGAAGAGAAGAGAAGAGAAGAGAAGAGTAAAGATCTAAAACAAGAGAGAGAGAAAGGCGCGGGCGACGCATTTTTGCCTCCTGACGAAAACAACCCTCCAGAGGATTTCCAGCCAGGCGCTATGGCGGGTTACCCGCCGATGGGTAAATTCCCGATCACCAGCGACTGGATGCCACAGCCTGAGTTCGCCAGACGCGCAACGCTCTGGGGAAAGAATCTCGGTACCGAGACGGGATACA